GGCCAGGTCCTGCGCGGTCGGGTAGATGCGCCGGCCGAGCGAGTCCTTGATCAGGAGCATCCGGGCGAGAGCGTCCTCCGTGGTGAAGAACGTCGGGTTACCGGAACCGCGGTAGTGGCGACGCTGGAGCACCAGCGCGTCCACGACCTCCTCCCAGTCGCTGGAGGCGTCGTCGATGTTGACGTACACCGTGGTCGCGTAGAGGTCCTCGTCCGTCGCGATCGGGCGGATGTGGTCCTCCAGGATCTTGTCCTCGTCGCCGACCGAACGACCGTCACCGATGAGGACGGCGCGGGCCAGCTCCTCCTCGAGCATGACGCGGAGCTCGGCCTTGAGCCAGACCACCACGTCGAAGCTGGTGATGTCCAGGATGTCGTCCCGGTCCAGCTTCTGCTTCTTGTAGACGGTCTGCGGCGTGGTGACGCGCTTGGAGACGCGGAAGAACTGCTCCCGCTTCATGTTGCCCTTGACGTAACCCTTCGCACGGGCCTCGTCGAGGGTCAGGTCGGCCATCATGGACTTGATCCGCGAGAACGGCGAGTGCCGGGTCCCGTCGATCACGCCGGCGACCCACTCGGTCCGGCGCTTGCGCCAGTCCGGGGTGTCCGTGACGCTCTGGGCGTCCGGGAACAGGGTCTCGATGTCCTCGATGCCGTGCTTGAGGGCGAAGTCCTCCACGGCGTCCTTGACGGAGCCGAGCTGCTTGGCCTTCTCGAAGATGCCCTTGATGTCGGAGTGGGAGAGGGTCTTCCCCTCGTCCTTGGTGTCGCTCTGGTCGAAGACGTTGTGCTTCATCTCGGTTCCTTCCTTGTCGAGGTCGTCGCCCTCGTCGGAGTTGTCGTCGGAGTTGTCGTCGGACGTGCTGTCGGGGTCAGGGGCACCCTTGGTCTCGGTGCCCGGGTCGTCCCCGGGGTTGTCGTCGCCGGTGTCGGCGTCGTTGTCGTTGTCGGCACCGGTGTCGTCGTGCTGCGCTGCAGCCTCGGTGGCGGCCTCGACGGCAGCCCCGACCATGTACTCGACGACTCGCTGCTCTTCCTCGGTGAGGCCGTTCCACACGTCCTCCATGGTGCGCTCGGAAGTAGCAGCATCGGCGTGCTCGAGTTCCACATCGAGCCCCGTGTAGATGATCGCCTCGTCCTCGAGCTCCGTGACCGAGTCATCCGCGTGCTGAATGGTGACCATGTCGATGAGAGCGCCGGGGTTGGCGCCGGCGAGGACCAGAGAGACCTCGCGGATCTTGCCGTGGAAGACCTGCTTGGACTTCTCCACGAGCTTGTTGGCGTAGATGGACAGCTGAGTGATGTCCTTGTGCTTGACAGCCGCCTTGGCCTTCTGGGCGTTCGGCGAGTCGTTGAAGTACGCCCGGCAGTACACGCCCTCGGGACGGTTCTCGAGGATCGCGTGGCCGAGAACATTCCCCGGCTCGTTGTGGGCGTGCTGCCAGACCAGAGGAACCGAGACACCATCCTGCTCTGCGAACGCATCGCGCATGATTGTCCGGCCGTCGGAGCACTTGAGGCCTGCCTTGGTGGCCCAGCCGCTGAAATCAGCAGTTTCTGCCATTTTGACAGTCTCCTTCCTTGTGTGTGTGCACGACCGTCATGCCGTGCCTCGGCTAGCCGCGCGAGCTTTCGCAATGGCGGCGTGGAGAGAAGAACGGACTCGTGCAATCTCTGCACGAACCTCAGATTCAGTCATGCTGCTGATGCCGCCAGAGGAATGACCTCCGCCACCGGACTTGCTAGCCGCCTTCTTGGACTTGTTTGCTAGCTCAGTCTTGTGCGCTTCTCGGTACTTCTTTGAGTCGCGCGCATCCTTTGACTTCTCCGCAGCAGTCTTGTGTCCATCGTCCTTCTTGCCGCTGCTCTTCTTCGCGTTCGCCAAGAGCGTCCGAAGACGCGCCTGAAGCTCATGAAGCCGAGAGGTGAGATGGTCGATCTGCTTCTGGACTGACGGAGAGATCTTATGTGACGCAGGTTTCCCCTGATCTAGACGACCCGTGCCTCCGGATGAACGATCCTGCGAGCCATGTCTACGACCCTTGAGGTGCTTGTGCGCCTCGTAGTAGTCATGGGCCTTCTGGGGGTCGTACTTGTTGGGGTCATATGGATGTGCGCCATGCATCAGCGCATTCCCAATGACCTCATCGATCGACTTACCCATCAGGGGCCGCAGGATCGGGAATATCGAACTCCGAGAAGGCCGCGTCCACAGCCTTGCTGACCTCATCGAGGGCCGCGTTCGTCTGATCGGGACTCGAAGCTGCGGGGTCCGTGGTGCTGGAGTTACCAGGCGTGCTGCCGTCCGGCATGTTGCTGTTCTGAAGCTTGTCGGCCGACGGATCGGTCGAAGGCTTCAAGCCGACAGCCATGCGGAACTCGTTCGGCGTCATGATCTCGTTGCGAGACAGAACGTCGGCAACCTCAGCCATAGCGGACAGAGGCATGAGCTCGAATGGGTTCTTGAAGTACATGATGGTCTGACCCTGCGTCCTTGCGGTCTTGGTCAGGAACTTTCGAATCATCTCGGCCTGGAGCGCATCGAGGATGGGCTTGATCACGCGAACGTTGTAGTTCAGGATCGTCTTCTCGTCGGCGGAGCCATTGAGAATCTCCTTGGTAAGACCGAGCTGTTCGTAGAGAACACCCTGCAAATATGTGATCTGCTCGAGCAGGTTGTTTGTTGCCGGGCGGTTCAGCTGAACGATCTTCTCGGTACCGTCCGTGTAGGCGATGCCGTACTTGCTGTCCCTCAGCTGACTCTCGATGTCGGTACGCCTCTGCTCGGCCTGAGTTCTACGAGCCTCTGAGCGGATGACGTATGGCAGCTGGATGATCATGTCGAGCTTGCCTGAGGAGGCCTGCTCGTCGACCGCGTCCAGCAGATTCAGCTTGTGAATAAGACGCTGCAGGGTGGAGTTCTGCTCGTTCATGATCCCGTAGAACGGGTTCTGCACGATTCCTACGAACCGCTTGTCGAGCGTAATCTCTTCCTGAAGACCCTTGTCGGGCTGGTCGTTGTAGACACGGACCTTCACATGCCGGGGGTACCAGGCGACAACCTGGCCCACACGCATGCTGCCGATGTCCCAGCTTCCAGATGCCTCCGGGTCCACGGTCGTGTCGACCGGAACGATGGCGGCGTGCCCCTTGTCGAAGAGCGTCAGCGCGTAGTCACGGAAGAAATCCGCTGGAGCCTGATCGATGTTCGAACTGATCGTCAAGCAGTCGTTCAGATTGCTGCGAATGTCTTCGGTGTACTTGCCCGTAGGGTCGAGCCGGACGTGCTTCATCTCAGCAGCTGCTACATCCACAGCCATTCGTGTGTAGATCGAGGAGATGATCGAACGTTCGTTCGAGACTCGAATTCGAACCGAGTGCGGCACGCTTGAGCCGCCGTACATGACTCCATAGGAGCCAGGCGATACAGACACAGTCTCCTCAGTAGAGAAGGTGTTGAACATGTGCCTGAGGCCGCGAGTAAAACGTCCCACTTACTTTCCTCCTTTCACTACTCGAATGCGTCCTTGTTGGCTTTGTAAGCGACGTAGGCATCGAGCAGAGCCGAAACGTTGTCGATCTTCTCGTCCTGTCGCTTCTTCAGAAGCTTTCGGTTGCCGTTGGTGTCTTCGACTGTGATGGCGTTGCCCATCGTGAAGGACATAATGTCCTCGTCGAATCGAAGCATGCGCTCTTCGCTGAGGATCTTGAGCTCTCCAAGGGGCACGGACTCTGTCTTTGCTCCCTGAATAACCTTCTCAACGCCGAACGGAGTGTTCTCCTGCTCCCAACGAGTCATGAACTCTCGTGCGTTGTAGGGGTCATACCCGACAGCGCAGACGTCGTACTCCCTCTGGTCGATGTGCACCATGAGATCTTCGTAGACTTCCATCATGTCCAGAACGGTGCCCGGCATGATGTGGAGACTTCCCTCGTTGATGAACTGTTCGTACTTGTGGCGCATGGCTCCGGGAAGCTTCATCAAGGTGAGCTCGGTGATGTAAGCGCGAGCCTTGATGCCGAAGGTGCCATTTTGACGTGGGAAGAGGAAGGTGAAAGCACAGAAGTCATCGCCCTGAGAGAGGTCGATGCCAAGAGCACAAGGCTGCTTCCAGTACTCACGCTTCGGGTGTGGGATGGTCTCCTCGTACGTGAAGTAGTACGTGAAGCCCTCCAGAGGAATCCCGAACCTCTTTGCCATGATGTCGTTTCGTGCAGCGGGAGCCTTCTCGGCTCTCTCGACATCTCGCTGGTAGGTGTCGTATGTGACCGTGAGACCCAGGTTCGGGTTCGCCTTCGGCCACATGGCTGGGTTGCCAACCTCATCGATGGTGTCCAGCTTGTAGTGCCAGATCGAGATGTGCGGAGCGATGTACTCACCCTTGAGAATGTCAGCAAGCTCCATCTTGATCGTGTCACCGCTGCCGTTTCGAACGGTTCCCTCGGAACTGATCGCAACGATGAGGTAGTCGTCCAGCTTTGAAGCGCCCTGCTCGATCGCTCCGATGACGTCCTCTCGAAGGTCGCCCGATAGCCACTCGTCCACGGTCGAAACCTTGGGACGCAAGCCCTGAAGCTTGTTGATGGACATCGGGCGAATCTCGAGAAGAGAACCTGTGAAGAAGTTCTCGATGCCCTTCTTCGTTGAGGCCAGCTGCTGGCGGTTGAACCGGTTCCCCGTCGTGTTCTGAAGGGAGCCTTCCGTAAGGAACTTGAAGAGAGGTCCTCGTGCACGAGTGATAGCAGTCCTGAACGGAGACATAACTTCCTCCGCCTGCTTCATTGTTGGAGCAGTTGTGATCTGGTGAGTCGTCGACGTGTCTACGTTCAAGAAGAACGACTGGATGCACTCGGCATACATCGACTTTGCTGCACCACGAGCCACAATCAGGTACTGCTTCTTCGTGAGTCGGATCTTCATCCGCTTGTTGACGTAGCGGCCCTCTTGTCCGTCCCTTCCGGGCTCGTAGACGGGGCGCTCCTCGAAGTAGTACCACCCAAATATCTGCTCTGCCCAGAGTTTGAACGAGAACAGCAGGTTGAGATCAGAGCCGTCCGTGAGGGTGAGCTCGTTTTCGCAGTAGAGAATAAAACCGTTGACGGCCTTGTCGTCGTAGTAGTACATACGATTACGAATAAGGTCGTCAATCCGGTTCATCTCCATGGAGATCTCCCGGTTCACTGGAATCTCTCCGCGCAGGACCGCATCTCTGAACTGCCCGTAGTAATACGGCACTGCTGTGTTGGAGAGACTCAAGTGTTCACCTTCCTTTCTAAGCAGCCTTGCTTCCGGTCGCCTTCTCGAGGGTCTTCCGAAGCTCCTTGCCCGCAGGCGAGTTGTGGAAGGCCATCACCTCGTTGGCGGTCTTGCCCATGCCCAGAAGACCCTTGACGATCTCCTGACCCTTCTTCGCCGCGGACTTGCCCTGGCGCTTGTTCATCAGATCGGAATACTGCTGCTCGAGCTGCATCCGCTTGACGGTCGCCTGGAGCTCGTCGTTGCTGAGAGCGGCAAGAGTGCTCGCACGAGCCTTCTGACGAGCAGCAACCGCCTTGGTGGCGTCCTCGTGAGCCGGGTGGTTCTGACCACCGGTGGCAGTGAGCCTCGAGCCGGGCTTCGGCTGGGTCACCGTTACCGGCGTGGCATCGACTCGACCGTTCGAACCGGTCTCCCGGCGAACGCCCCAACGCATGCCCTTGATGCCGTAGTGCTCCAGGAAGTCCTTGTCCTCGTCGGAATGAACAGCAGAGCCGACAAGAGTGAACCCGACCATGTGACCGAGGTCGTCGAGCTCGACCTTGTAGTCGGGGACACCGTTTCCGGCATGCGCGACCACATCGAGATCGTCGTGCTTGATCTCCATGGGAACGACGTCGAACCCGATCATGTGACCGAGCTCGTTGAGCTTGACCTTGTAGTCGGGGACGCCGGTCATCACGGGGCTCCGGCGATCTTGTGCTCGACCCCGCGCATCATCCCGGTGCGAGCGTCGAACTGGTAGATGTAGGCGTGACCCTGGTCGTTCAGGGTCAGGTCGACCGAAGCCTGGGCCATGTGCTCGTTGAAGTAGTGGTTCATCGTCGCCTGGTAATGCTTGGCGAGAACACCCTTCGTGACGTCCTTGCCCTTGTAGTTCGGATCGTTGTTGATGATCTCCGCGGTCTTCTCGAAGTCCTTGGCGGCCTTCTGGAACACCTTGTTGGCCATCTCGGTACCGCCGGCCTCCTTCTTCCACTTCTCGTGAGCAGCGATGGCCTCAGCCTTTCGCTCCTTCGAGGCCACCTTGGCTTCAGCCTTGTCGGCAGCCTTGCCGTATCGCACAGCCAGACGGGCCGCGACCCGTGGGCTGAGCGACAGCGCCCCTCCGAAACCGTGCATTCCCTTGCCGAGGATGGCCTGGTCGAACTTGTCCCTCTTGGTGGCCGTGCCGTCAGCGATGCGCTGGTTTCGATTGGCCGTCTCGCGAAGCTTCTCCGCCTTACGGACACCCCAATGCATGCCCTTGACGCCGTGGTGCTTCAGCTCGCCGTGCTGTTCGAGGTACTCTTCGAGTTTCATTTTGACTATCTCCTTTCGGTGTCTAGGGCTTGCTCGGGTTGAGGAACTTCTCCAGCGCCGCCACGAGGTTCTTGCAGGCGTCGATGACCTCCTGGATCAGCGTCACGTCCGGAGTCACCGGGGCGGGCTGAGGAACCGGGGGATTCGGGTCCGGCGTCGGAGCCGGCTCGGTCACTGGAACGAACTGAGTGATGTCTCCCTGGCGGGAGAGGAGCGTCTTGAAGTCGCCCCAAGTGAGATAGGCGCGACCGTGCACGCCCCAATTCGGGCCCCATGAGTTGTGGAACCAGACGCGCTGGTTCTCCACGTCCAGCTCGTCGAAGACGATCTCATGACCGCCGGCGATTGAACCGGTGATGTGGATGCGGCCGTCGGGGTCGGGGCGGAACATGTCCTGTCGCCACTCGACACCGCCGATGACTGGAGTCTGCGAGAGGGCTGTCAGAGCAGCGTCGAACGAGGTTGCGTG